AAGGCCAAGATAGAATGGTACAAGGAGAGGATGTACGCCGTCACTGAAGGCGTAGTTACTCTCGATGACTACCTTAAGTCTAAAGAGGATGCATTTGAGACCGACCCCCATACTCCTGAGGAGATCATAGGAATACTTGGGGATATTCAGAAGAAGGCAAAGAAGCTAAACGATAAGATAGAGTTTCTATCTGTTAATCTTCAGATACCGGTTGATAAAGAGAAGAACCCGGATCTATCCAATGATATTGCTAGCAGAGATTCTAAGAGTCGTGGAGAGTACATAAGCTATAAACTCTATGATGATTTGCTTAAAGAGCAAGAGTATGTAAAGAATCAGATTAAGATTAACGATCTGATAGAGGGCTCTACTGGGGATGAGACGATGGATTCAGTCATGGTCCAGAATCTTATTTCAAACAATTTTGCAAAGTATAATGGGACGAACCCAGCAACAGTTGCAGATTCAAACGGGTTTCAACAGTTCGTAAATGTCCAGGCAAACAATCTGTTATCGTGGAATCAACACGAATATGGGGCGATGCAGATACTTAACTTTGCAGATAATTACCTTGACATAAACCCAGACCCAGCGTATATTCCTTGGAGTGTTAGAAGAGAAGTAGGAGAAGAGTTAACCGACACAGAATCTTTGGGAGATCTATGGAGCCACTTTTCGACTAACTATAAAGAAAAGGTCGGAAACTTTATAGATGGGGTAAATGATCTTACAGCTTTAAGACCTGACCAAAGGATTACAGATCTGACGACTAGGTCAATAGTGTATGCCAATCAATTTTTAAATAAACTTAATGACATATTTGATATGAACTGGGCAGTGAAGTTGGTGTGCTGCTTTCTGCAGTTCGGGATAAGATTAGATATGAAGACCTTGAAGGGCTTAAGAGCTATGCTCCAATTGCTAGCTAGCGGCCTAACAATTGATTTTCAAGATATCCTCAATGGTCTTAAGGACATTCTGAATAATATATTCAGGGGTCTTCTGATGAACGCGTTGGTTGGATTGATCACTGAGTTGATTCAAAAGATGGTAGATCCAATTAAAAAATGGTTAAATTCTCCAGGAGATAGCGTTTGGAATAAGATATTTGCCTGTACCCCAGTCTCTGAACTTATTAATACTTATATAGTCAGTGCGATAGACTACATGCAAAGGCTTCTTAATAAGCTTATAGAAAACTGGTACAAAAAGTTGGAACTAAAACGAATTAAGCAGGGCCTTATCATTGAAAAGAAGACGAGTCAGAAATGGATAGGGGAGCTCGCAAGCCTTCTTGATGCTATTATAGGGGTTTCAGAGGCAGCAGCTAAGTGCGGCATTAGAGGAACTCCGGCAGATGATCTTCCAAGCCAGGTCACACAGAGCTATAATATAGGGAATGTTAAAGAAGAATATGTGTTCCCAAAAGAAGAAAATCCTAACATCTATAACAGCTTTATCCCTAGTGATCCTACATTAAAAGACCCTAATAGTGCTGGGCAAGTTGGTACGACACAGTTCGATAATGGACCAATAGGCGACAAGGCAAGCACTGTTGCAAGCATGAAACTTAGTGATTGCTTGATGAATATGCCTCAAGAGTTTATCGAAGGCGTAAAAGAATGGCTGTAACCATTGGAGATAACTAATGAAATTATTTTCTATAAGCAATAACATTGCTGATAAAACAAAGATTAACTTCACAAAGAAAAAGCCAGTTATAGCCTCCAGGGTTTCTAGTTCTGGGGTAGCCTACGGTGTCTTAGGCCCGACCCAAAGCAGAACATCTTTTCAAATAGCAGAGTATAACCTTGGAGAGATCTCTAAGGTAATGGATATCGAGTCTTACATGAGACAGGCCTTCAATAAGCAGGTTGAGCTTTGTCTGAAAGAAGGATATGACATATCCTCAAGGAACGAAGAAGCTACCCTCTATATAAAGAGAAGACTTAGAGAGATGGCAGAAGTGTCAGGATTGACGTTTGATATGATCTTAAGGAGCGTAATGCAGAACCTTATATCCTATTCAAATGCATTCCTTGTTAAAGTGAGAGATTATAAGAGATCCAGTGGTATGATGGTCCCTAGGATTTCTGGTCCTTCTCTCCCACCAGTTGCAGCATACTTTCCAATGGACCCAACGAGTATAAGGGTTAAAAGAGATTTCCATGGAAAGATATTAAAGTATTGGCAAAGAATTCCCGGGAATCCAATAATGCCTCAGTTTATTCCGGAGAATATTATCCATATATACTATGACAAGAAGGAGGGATTTGCATTTGGAACTCCTTACGTCGTTCCTGTTCTGGATGATATCAGATCGCTCCGTAGAATGGAGGAGAACGTCGAGATGTTAATTTCTCAACATCTATTTCCATTGTTCCAATATATAGTCGGAACGGAAGGTGCACCTGCCGAAATATATGAAGATGGGACAAGTGAAGTTGACGTTATAAAAAACCAAATTGAGAAGATGCCAACAGAAGGTAGCATTGTCACTCCAGAGAGACATGAGATTAAGACTCTCGGAGCAGAAGGCAAAGCAATGGACGCTACAAACTATCTTAAGTACTTTGAGAGAAGAGTCCTTGCAGGACTTGGGATATCCGACATAGCTCTTGGTCGGGGAGAAACATCCAACAGAGCTACGGCATCAGTCATTGATAAGTCGATGGGAGACAGATGTAAGGACTTCCAGGATGTAACGGAAAACTTTATCAATGAATATATGATCAAAGAACTTCTTTTTGAGGGCGGATATATAATAGACGAAAAAGAAGATAACTTTGTTAAGCTTAAATTTAGAGAGATCGACATTGATACCATGCTCAAGGTTCAGAATAATGCAGTGTTCAAATATGAACATCATGCTATCTCTGAGACTGAAATGAGAGCTGAGTTATCAAGAGATCCTGTTGGCGAAGATCAGAGGAAGGGAATGTACTTTGAGTTGGTTCAAAAGCCTCAGGCCGTTATAGAGGCCCAGACGCTTGCGACTACGACAGCTTCTGGTGGAAAAAAATTAGTTAGCACTGCGCCTGAGAAGCAAAAGGTTTCAGTACAACACCCAAAGACTCCTGGATCGAAGTCAACAAACAATAAACAGAAGCCACAGAATCAGCATGGGATTAAGCCAGCTAAGACATCTCAGAAGAGAGACTACTCATTTGTAGCTTCAACTTTTGATCACGTTTGGCATAGGCTAAAGCTCGAGACGATCAAGAACATCAGCGATCTTCCTGATGGTGAAGAGTTAACCCTTGACTTACTTAAGCCAATTGTTATGCCTTTCTATGATGAGATTATATCTTCAACAAAGAGTTTTAACCTAGATAGAAAGATGTTAGATGAGAAATTAAAGGATGCACTGAGTGATCTCGGAGATCTCTTGTGCAAGAACATGAAAGAGCATCACTCTAAGCAAGAATCGGTTTATAAGATCTCTGGGATTTTTGAATCTTTAAGGTTTAGATTGACAGATCTCGCAGAAAAAGTTATTTTAAAATAGGAGGAGATTATGCCTGATATTACAAACGGAGCTCCGATGGGACAAGGCGGAGCAGGAATTGGACCGTATGATCCGACGAAAGAGAAGAGTCTTGGTCATCAGTATTTTAAGGCGGTGAATAAGGATCTCGCGAAGAGATACGGAAAAAACGGTATGAAAAAGAACCCGCCTTCCAAACGCGGCAATAAAATAGCCACATAGTCGGAGGATGCCAATGTCTAAGCATTTAGAATTGTTTGACACATTTCCAATAAAGTTAGCAAACAAAAGCTCCAAGGGTATCTTAGTTAAAGACTCTAAGACGGAGATCAAAAAAGGATACAGCCTTATATGTGAGGTGAATGCGACACATTCTGGGACTCTCATAAATAACAGAATCTATCCACCGGACTCTATGCAAAACGGAATCCGGACATGGACATCCCCATATAAGAAGCCAGTTTTAGTTAATCATGATGATTCAAAGGATCCAATCGGAAGAGTTGTCTCCGCGAAATACCTCAAGACAGATCGCGGAATGAAGTCCATGGATAACTATAAGCCTATCCTGAGAGAGAGCGAAGGGTATGGCTATCAGAGATTAACTATAAAAATTACCGATCCAGAGGCTATTCAAAAGGTTCTAGACGGTAGGTATGATACTGTTTCAGTAAGGATGTCTACGGATCACGCTATTTGTTCTATTTGTGATTGTGATTGGAGTGGGGGGGACGGTCCTTGCGAACATACTCCCGGTACTAAACATGATGGTAAATTAGCATACATGACCACTGGAGCTCTTTCTTATCGAGAGGTCTCTTTTGTCAATATTCCTGCCGATGAATATGCTGGAGTTAAAGAAGCAATAATCGCTGAGAATAAAGATGCTCTTATGGTCCATCTATATGCAAACAACGATTCGGATAAGGTGTTAGAAGACCTTAGCACCGGAGAAAACCTGTATGCGCTCCTTGATTCTGAAGCTGAGGAGAGCGACGATGTTGTTGCTTATTTGATAGATAAATCTAATAAATCAAAGCCTATGAACAAGGAGGAGATTGTGAAACTCGCAGAACTCACCAAAGATCAACTGAAGGATCTAGAAGTTGTGAAAGAAATGATTAAGGAAGCTGTGGATGCGTCTGTCATAGCTACAACCGAAATTCAAGATAAGGCGTGCCAAGCTAAAGTTCAGAAGATGAAAGACGATCTCGCTGCTGAAGCTCTTGCGGCTGAAGATGCTAAAGCAAAAGCAGAAGCTGAGAGAATTGAAAAAGAAGCGGAAGATGCTAAGCTGAAAGCTGAAGCTGATGCCGCTGCGGAAGCTGAAGCGAAAGCTGCAGAAGGCGATGAATCAGAAGACGCCAAGAAAAAGAAAGAGGAAGAGAAAAAGAAGAAGAAAGAGGGCGAAGAAGAAGAGGAAGAGGAAGAGGAAGAAGAGGACAAGAAAAAGAAAAAAACCTCTCCATCAGAGAATAAAGGAAAAGGAAAGACCGGTGGAGTCAAACACGGAGCTGGAAATCAGAGCCCCGTAGGGGAAGATCCGGGCGATTCCTCGGAGGAAACAGATCTTCAAGAAGAGAATAAAAGAATTCTTGATGAAAATGTGAGGATCAATTCTGAGCTTCACAAAATGGTAGCCGAGAGACTGTACGATCTCAAGAGAAGCCTTCGCAAAGCAGATGTTGTGGGAATCACGACCCCTGAGGCCCGCGACCTGAAGATCGAAGAACTCGCACAGAGAAGTGTAGACTCTCTTAAAGATCAAATCAATGATCTCGTAATCGAGCAAAATAATGCTCACATTACTGGCAATGATGGAAAAGTTATAGATAATCCAGCCATTTCTCAATCCGACTTGACCAATGAAGTCTTGGAGGATAAGAAAAAAACCCGCGAGGGTAAGCAGGATACTCTAACAAGGCTTTTTCCTAAAGCCAAGTAATGATAACAAATCTAAAAGGAGAATAAGAAAATGGCTAATAGAATTCCAAGAGGTTACGAACGCAATAGCAATCTCGTAAGAGAGTTTCTTGAGATTTCCGAAGGACAGCGCCCGGCCCTTGAACTTCGCCCTGCGCAGTACTTGCCCGTGAAATATCAGGATCATTATCTTAATGACTGGGTTGTTATTACCGCCGGTACTATCGTCGCCGTTGATGCTAGTGGCGATCTCGTGAACGCGAATGGTGGTGTTCCTCAGAGCGTGACATATACATCGAATGACATTGGTATCACCGTGAACTACGATGATGCTGGTCATGACACGTATGTGACTACAACTAATACCGTTACTCTTGCTGCGAATAAGCCGATCGGCGTTGCGCCGTACGATTATTTTCAGAATATTAACGCTGGATTTGACTCTGCCAATCCAACTGGGTTGACAAAGTATACGAACTATCAGATTCAAGACAAGGTCGCAGTTCTTTGCGATTATCTCGTCGAAGTTCCCGTGACAGTCGGAGTGGACGCTTCAGGAACAGTGCAAGCTGGAGATCTCGTTCAAGCGGACTCTAACGGTGGTTTTATTCTCTGGAGAGATGGTATCAGCGATGTTACTCAGATCGTTGGCCGAGTTGTTCAGAGAAAAGCAGTGACTGCGGTTGATAATCTTGACAAAGTGCAGACTGTACCTGGTCTTGGCTTGTCTGGTTCGGATACTGCCGGTGTTCCGCAACATCTCTATGACTACACAAATTCTTCGGCTTATGCGGAGAAATTGCTGATTCAACTCATGGTAGCCTAACGTTACTAAGAGTCTAAAATATCCAAGAAGGAGAATTAATCATGGCAGAGAAAATCGAAATTACGGATGAGCTCGTTGGTACCGTAGCTGCCAAGGTGTTCGAGAAAATTGGATCGAAAGAACAGAGTCTCACCCCGCAGTTCTCTGATGCTCGTCTTCAGAGCAAATATGAGAACTCGGAGAAACTCTGGCGCAACAATGGTTTCGAGAATCCAGCAGATCAGTATGATCCTACGAAAAAGGATCAGAAGATCGGATTCAAAGAACTGTGTGACGCCCTTTCGACACCAGATGCTTCTATTTTGATTGGAAAAGTTGTTTCCAATATCGTAAAAGAAGCTATTGAGCCCTTGCTGGTTGGAACTAGCTTGCTTCATACTATCAGATTTTCGGCCGGACAACAGATCACATTCCCCGCTGCTGGTGCTTTTACAGCCGAGGATATCCCAGAAGGTGGAGAGTACCCGGAGCGCAAGCTCGAAGTTGCTGGTACGGTCACTGCTTTCATCGGGAAATCTGGTGTCAAGGTCCGGATTACTGACGAAATGTTAAGATATTCACAGTACGATGTTATGTCAATGCATATTCGTGCTGCGGGGCGTGCTCTTGCGCGTCACAAAGAAACAAAGATCTTCAACATGATCAGAAATGAAGGCGAGACTACTTTTGATAATAATGTCGCCACGAAGAAAACATCAGGACGTGATTCAGCGGGAGCTGGAAATGGTACTATCACACTTGATGATTTGCTCGTCATGTACTCGAAGGTCGTACAGAATGGTTTCGTGCCTAACGCACTGCTCATGAGCCCGCTCGGATGGTTGCTGTTCGCTCGCGATCCTATCCTTCGTGCTTTTGGTTTTGCGAATGGCGGACCGATGTTTGGCCCGATGCAAGGTCAACCCGGTAATGCGAAATCGTGGTATCAAGGCGGAATCAACGTGGGACCTGTCTCCAGCGCTCCTTATGCTGCGACAACCTACGCGAACGTTCCTAATATGTTCCCTTCGCCCTTGCGCGTTATCGTCTCACCGTTCTTGGCTTACACTGCTGCTGCGGGTGGAACTGCTGCCAAGACCGACATCATCATGGCCGATACTAATGAACTTGGTATCATCGTGGTTGATGAAGACGTGACGAACGAGGAATGGGATGATCCGAACCGTGACATCCGGACGATTAAGTTCCGCGAACGTTATGGACTCGGCATTCTGAACGAAGGCAAGGCGATCTCGATTGCTAAGAATATCAGCATCACGAAAGCCTACGATCTCGAAGACGTTCTGCGTTGGCAGGCTGGCACTGGTGCACTTCCGACCATTAATCAGACTGGCGTTTAACAATGGCAGAAAGTCGCATAGTTTGGGTGCCTGGAAAAGGTGGATTACCATTTATAGACCAGACTGGCGTCGAGGACGTGAAAAAGTAGTAGGAATTTTATTCCTGGGGGTTGAGGTAGCTCAGCTCCCAGGAATTCCAAAGTAATATTTCTTAAAAGATATAATAAAGGAGATAGCTAATGCAAGA